AAGAGACCCCGCTAGCCTCCTGCCATGCCCGACGACAGCCTGCCCACCGATCCCGTCACCCCCTCACGGGAGTCGTGGATCGCGATGCACCAGATATTCACCGAGATGCGCAGCGCCGGATTCACGCTGATGGAAGCAGCAGCAGTTCTCGCCACGCTCCTCAAGGACGTCGGCAAGCCAGAAGAATCCTGACCCCATGCACCACCCGGGAGGTGCTGCCTCCCCGTGGCAGAGCAGCCCGCAGTGTTCCAGGGCAGCGTCACGCTCGGATGGCCAGCGTCTCCGCCAAGCGCAGGACCGTGGCCCATGGCCATCGCAGGCTGGTCCACGGTCATCCGCGACGCAGACTCCGGTGAGCAGATCCTCACCGTCAGCGAGATCACCGTCTACATCGCTGCCGACGCCATCATGTGGGCTGAGCTGACCATGTGGTGCGACGCCGAAGGCAAGCCCCTCGCCAGCGGGCAGCCGGTCCTCGATGACGGCGAGATCCTGACCGCCACGTTCCCTTACCTGGTCAGCGGGATGCGGCAGGGCGAGACGGCCGCCGCGTAGCCCGGACGGGGGGAACCTATGGCCGGGGGAACACCGCGAGACGGCGGCGGGAAGTTCGTCCGCAACATCAAGAATGCCCAGCGTGACGCCGACGCAGCTGCCCTGCGCGCCAAGGGCTGGACGTTCCAGCGGATCGCCAACGAACTCGGCTACGCCTCGAAGGGCAAGGCTCACGAGGCAGTGCAGCGCGCCTTCGCCGAGGTTCCGTACGAGCACCTCGAGGACGCCCGCCGGCTGGACCTGGAGCGGGTCGACCGCCTGGTCGACGAGGCGTGGCAGGTCATGGAGCGCCAGCACGTCGCGGTGTCCAACGGCCACGTGGTCCGCAGGCGCATCGGCGATGAGACCGACGAGTTCGGCGAGAAGGTGCTGGACGCTGACGGCAAGCCGCTCGGTGTCTACGAAGACGTGCTCGACGACGGGCCGCTGCTCGCCGCCATCGACCGCATCGCGAAGCTGCTTGAGCGGCGGGCAAAGATTGTCGGCTACGAGGCCCCGGTACGGTCCCGCGTCGAGGTGATCACCGAAGATGCGATCGATGCCGAGATAGCCCGGCTGGAAGAGAAGCTAGGTGAGCACCGCCCAGATCGTGCAGGCACCGCCTGAGAAGCTTCAGCGGCTGCGGGAACTGAGGGAAGCTGAGCGCCAGCACGACGAAGCGCAGCTGGCCGGCGTCGATGCGTTCGCCGCCCTCGGGTATGAGCCGACCTGCAAGCCCCGCTGGCAGGCGCGGGACCGCGGCGATGAGGTCATCCCGGAGCCGTGCGGCCGGTGCCCGCAGGAGTTGTTCCATTCGGCCACCGAAGATGCGGTGCTTTATGGCGGTTCGGCCGGTGGCGGGAAGACGGTCGCCCTGATCATGGAGGGCATCCGGGCCTGCATCCGCTGGCCCGGCATCCGGGTGCTGATCCTGCGCCGGACGTATGACGAACTCGCTGAGTCGATCTACCCGGAGTTCCAGCGGATCGGCTGGGCCTCGGCCCTGGGCGGCCGGTGGAACAAGACGGAGAAGGAAATCACCTTCCCCAATCGCTCAGTCATCCGCCTGCGGTACATGGAGTCCCTGGACGACGCCTCCCGCAGGCAAGGCGGGGCCTACCAGCTCTTGCTCGTCGACGAACTCAGCCTCATGCCGCCTGGGGCGGTCTCCGTCATCGCGCTCGAGCGCCTGCGGTCGGCGCACGGCGTTCCGGTGCTGGGCATCCGGGCGGCCAGCAACCCGGGCGGCTCGTCGCATGGCGAGGTCAAAACGGCCTACATCGACGCCACGGCCCGGGGCACAAAGGTCATCACCGATGAGCACGGGCTGACGCGCAGGTACATCCCCGCGAGGGCTACGGACAACCCGTGGCTGGATGAGGCGTATCACAGGCGCCTGGACGCCATCCCGGATCCTGCCCGGCGGGCCGCGATGCGCGACGGCGACTGGGGGCAGTTCAGCGGGCAGATGTTCACTCAGTTGAGGTGGGACAAGCACACCCTCGCGCCGATGGAACTGCCGGTGTCGTGGCAGCGCTACAACGGCGTTGACTGGGGATATGCGGCACCTTGGGCGGTTTTGTGGGGGGCGGTAGACGAAGACGGCCGCGTCTGGATTTACCGCGAGCTGTACGAGTCCCACGTCGGCGAAGCTGAGCAGGCGTCCCGCATCCTCGCCGCCGAGGCTGATGACGAGCGAGTCTCCACACGCTGGGCGGATGACGCGATGTGGAGCACCAGGGGCGATGCTCGCCCAATTAGTGACATCTATCAGTCAAGCGGCGTGTACCTGACACCAGCCGGCAAAGGGCCGGGGTCACGGATCGCAGGCTGGCAGCGCATCCACTCCTACATGGCTGAGCAGGCCGCATGCCCGCACCACCGGGCGATGGGCTGGACGACCTGTCCGAAGATCCATATCTTCCGAACCTGCGAGAAGCTGATCTTCGAGCTCGAAAACCTCCCATACGCCCGAAGCGGGAACGTTGAGGACGCTGACTCCAAAGCGCCCGACCACGCCGCAGACGCTCTCAGGTATCTCCTGATCAACCTTGGCGGCGGAGCGCAGGCGTGGATTGACTGGGCTAGGCGCAAGGCCGAGGCTGTGTCCGGGCCACCCGAGCCGTACGAGCCACCGTCGCCCGAACCCGAGCCTGAGCCTGTGGCGAACCCTCTCGCCGCCGCCCGGCAGACAGCGTTCCAGGGTGGCCAGTACGCGATCACCAGCAGCTAGAGGGGGCGGCAGGTGGGTGTCCGTTCCGCTCTCGCTGGCACGCTCACCAAGGCCGCAAAGGCGCTAGGCACGGACCCGGAGACGCTGGCCGGCCCCGGTCCGGAAGCGATGCACCAGGCGGCGCTCGCCGTCTCGCAGATGGGGAATCAGCACCCGTTCGCGCCGGGTGAGCCGGTCGGCCCGTTCGACGGGTACTCGCGGACCCCGCGCGGCTTCGATTACACGACCAGCTACAACGTGGCGACCCGGCCGCGGACGCACGAGCGGGTGTCGTTCGACGCGCTGCGTGGCCTGATCGAAGCCTACGATGTGGCAGAAATTTGCCTCTGGCACCGTATTGACAGCATCCGTTCACTGGACTGGAAGCTGATCGCGGCCGAGGGCTATGCCGGCGACATAACGGGCGCGATCCCTGTCGGCATGGCTGCACTGGCCAAGCCGGACCGCATCAGCTCGTTCTCGACGTGGATGGCGAAGTGGCTGTATGACGTGCTGGCGTTCGACGCCGGGACGCTGTACCGGCTGCGGAACCGCGCCGGGCGGGTTGTCGGGCTTGCCCCGGTCGACGGTACGACGATTGCGCCTTTGCTCGATTACTGGGGCAACTCGCCGCAAGAGCCCGCCGAGGCGTACGTGCAGTACGTCAACGGCGTGCCGTGGAACTGGCTCACCCGCAGCGACCTGATCTACGAGCCGTTCCGGCCGCGCCCGAACTCGCCGTACGGTCACGCGCCGCTTGAGTCGATCATGCTCAATGCAAATACGGATATACGCTTCCAGATCTACTTTCTTCAGCGTTTTACGGAAGGAAACATACCGGAAGCGTTCGCGTCCGCCCCGGAGAACTGGAACCCCGAGCAGATCGAGGTCTTCCAGACCTACTGGGACGACATGATCTACGGCGACCAGAAGGCCAAGCACCAGATCAAATGGCTCCCCGGCGGCAGCCAGTTCACGTGGAGCAACGAGAAGGACTTCACCGACACCTTCAGCCTGTTCCTGATGCGGAAAACGGCAGCTGCTTTCCACGTGGTCCCCGCTGACCTGGGGTTTACCGAGAACGTGAACCGCTCCTCCGGCGAGTCACAGGCCGACGTGCAGCACCGCGTCGGCGACCTGCCGCTGATCAGCCACATCGAGACCATCCTCACCCGCTTCCTCGCCGACGACCTCGGCCTGCCGCTGCAGATCCGGTTCGACCGCGGCGAGGAACAGGACGACCAGCTCAACGTCGCCCAGTCCGACCAGATCTACATCCAGAACGGTGTCGTCGGCGCGTCGGAGATCCGGGAGATGCGGTTCGGTCTCGCCGAACCCGAAGGCCAGGCCGTGCCGCGGGTGTTCTTCACCGAGCGCGGCGGCCCCATCCCCCTCGCCGCGCTGTACGGGGTGGCGGGAAAGATCGACCCGCAGACCTCCGCGCCGGACCCGGACTCGCCGCTGCCGCACATGGCGTTCACGGGTGTGCCGGGTGTGCTGCCGAACCCGCCGCTGGTGACCGAGCCGCTGGCCGAGCAGGAGTACGGCCCGAAGGCGCTTCCGCCTGCCGGGCCGGTGCAGCCGGGGACTGTCGCCAAGGAAGACGGCGGCGCACCCACCACGGGCATCACCAGCGGGACGGGTATCACGTCCTACGACCTCGACGGCCGCAACGACGACGAGGACGAGCCGGAGCAGGTCGCCAAGGAACTCGCGGCCTTCAGGCGGTTCGAGAAGGCCAGGCGCAACACCGGCAAGTGGCGTGACTTCGAGTTCGAGCACGTCCCGGCTGGCGACGCGCGGCGGCTGAACGACCAGGGCAAGCGGTCGGTGGCCAAGTCCACGTCCGGCTACAGCCTGAACCCGCGCTCGGGCATGATCTCGCTCGACGTCCCGGACGGCCTGATAACCCCGCTGCCGGGTGGTGTCGACGACTTCCACATCACTGTCGTCTACCTCGGATCAGACGTGGATGACGTGGCGCTTGCCCAGGCGCTGAGCGCGGCACAGGACGCGGCAGCCGCCCAGCCGGGTCCGCTGCAGGGCACGCTGGCGGGCGTGGAGACGTTCCCGGCCAGCGACGGCAGCGACGGGAAGGTGCCTGCATACGTTCCGGTGATCCTGCCCGGCGGCGACGGCCTGCGGGCGGCGCTGGAAGGTCTGTCCGCGAGCGAGCGCCCCGGGTGGGTGCCGCACGTGACGCTGGCCTACCTGGACGAGGGCGACGCGCTGCCGGATCCGGTGCCGCCTACGCCGGTCACCTTCACCCACCTGTCGGTGCACCGCGGCGACGTGGTGCAGCGGTTCCCGCTCGGTGCCGTGGACGTGGCCAAGGCAGGTGGTGGCGACGGCCCAAAATGGCCGGGGTGGCGCCTCGCTGACACGGCCGCCGCCTACTGGGCGCCGCTCGTCCTCGCCGCCGTGGCCGGAACCCTCACCCCCGCGCTGCTGAGCCGTGCCGCTGCCGCCTACCTGGCCGCTTTCCCGGACCAGGACGGCAGCACGCCCGGCAAGCAGGACCGGAACGACGCTGCTTACGCATGGCTGACGGCGTGGCTGGCATCCGCCGGGATCACGCTTGACCTCGGCACCCTCGCTGGCGGGATCCTCGCTGACGGCTACCTGATCGGCACCGTCTCCGCTGCGGCGGTGGTCAACGGCACCCGTGCCGACACTGGCACGTGGACGCCGGGCGATACCGCTGCGGCGACAGCCGGTGTCACAGCCCTCGGCGGCGGTGCTGCGCTCGGTGCGATGCCCGCCGAGCAGGCCGGGGCGGCAGTGCTCACGGGCGGCTTCATCTACGCCCTGGCCCGTGCTCTCGCCGGGGCCACCGGGGACAAGGCCGCTCTCGCTGCGGATCTCGTGCAGGTGACCGCTGACGGTGACCTGGCCGCGAACGCCACGCTGGACCAGCTGTACTCGGCCGCTGGTGCGAGTGCCCTGGACTGGTACCAGGGGCGCTACACGGGCGACTACGCCTGGGTTACGGATCCGACGCTCCAGAACTGTGCCATTTGCCTTGGCAACGAGGCCGGCGACCCGCGACCTCTCGGTGAGCCGTGGCCGTCAGGCGATACGGACGTATACGTGCATTTCAAGTGCGGCTGCGCACTAGTCCCCGCCTAGCCGTTCGCGCGCATCCACTCGCAGCGCCGCAGCGTGTGCTTGCGCAGGGCCCCCGTCTCCCAGATGCCCTGTTTCCACTCGCGCGTGCGGTAGTGCTGGTCGCAGGCCGCCTCGGGCATCAGCGCCACAGTCGTGCCGC